GCTGCAATAAAATCACTCATCTTCAATAATCTTTAGTGCACTCTTACGCCATGCACTTGCGGCTTGCGTTCCATCTTCACCTTTACTTTCGTAGTATTCAAGGATTCGATTGTATTCTTTTTCAATAATCATTTCGTCTAGTTGCCGATCTGTTAGTGAGTCTGCTAGAGATGTCTCCATCCCTAGCTCGCTCAATGCTGTTTTGTTATCAGGCTCAATGCCTAGTCGCACTGGTAGGATACCAGGTTTCTTACGCGAAGAAGTAGTCACTGTCTTGCACCTCTCTTATCTCCAAGCTTCCAATGCTTGGTTGTGGGTAGTTAAAATCATTTCGATCTGTTAAGATCATGTCCTCAATTACATTAAAGAAGTTCTCATGATCGTACATTTCTACGAACTTATCTTTAATGATTTGAAGAAGGTTATCTACATCGCATGCATGAACACTAAAGGAATCGTGGATAGCACCAAAGTCATCACCCCATTCTCTGATTACTCCTGCCATATGTGAGGCATCCATTGAGTGTACAAAGTTAGGTGAGATACCAGACATGAATGACCGGATCTTTGGTTTATCTGTGTTCTCTTTACCGACATGCTGGATACGAATTGTATCAGTCGCTTCTTCGGTTCCGTCTTCTTTACGAATAACAGGTTTCTTAACACGTTTACTACAGCTGATAGTTGCTTTCTCTTTGAACTCATTATCAATGTAGGCTTCGTAGATTACAGGAAACCCAGAAGGTGTTATCCAGTTAATCGATTTCTGCTTACGTGCCTTTGCTGCATCACTTGCTATTTCAGTTTCAGCAATCTTTTGTAGGAACTTCATGGTCTGTAGTGGACCAGCACACACCTCATCAATTGACTTGACAAGATGTTTAGCTAGTAGATTACAATCTGCCTCTTTGATTTCATATCTTTCAAGATAACCTTCAACGTGACAGTCGAGATACATGTTCTCTGCAATCTTTGATGCACCTGCACTATAAGCACGGGTCATTGAACCACGCTTTGCAATACCCTTACGGATATGTTTCATGGGCATCTGGCGTTCACTGAACCACTCTGGTAATCTTGTAATAAGATTCTTAGCGCACTGAACATAGAAGTCTTTCTGGATGTCTTGTGGGACAACCCCTACTAACTCACCAGCTTGTTTATCTTTTGACATTGCAGATAGATGTTGCCATCCATTATTACTACCGTCAACAGGTACTGGTAAGTGGGTGTAGTATTCACCCTCACTGTTTAGTGCATTGTAGATTTCTAATACACAAGCAAGTAAGGTGATTGGTTTTTCAGCAGCTAGCTCAATGCGTTCTTCCGCTGCAATCTCAAGAAGCATTTCGATATTGTTATCTGTCCATGCTTCTCGGTCTTCAAGTGTCATCTTATCAACAGAGATATCGTCTAGCTCTTCGCTTTCAAGATATGGTAAGTAGTCTGTTGATAACCATTCAGGTAACTCATCTTTATGATACGTCGCATTGTAACAACATGCAATGTGTATCTTAAGACGTGCGAGTCCTTGCTCCGTCATCTTCTTACCCTTTGCAAAAAGCATTTGACCTCTTGCGATATCATTACTTTGAAAGTTTAAGAACGGAGTTGTGTAGTAAAGACGGCCGCGGTAATCTGCTTCCGTATACTGGTAGAAAGCTCGGTCATCTATGAGTGATGAGCGAGCCATTGTCAAGTCAAACTCAATGACTTTAGATTTGTATTTCTTAGGGAACTTTGTATACTGGTTTAGAATCTTTTCACGATTCGCATACAAGATGTCTCTAATCTGGGTGTTAATTTTCCACTCAGTTTGCTGTAGTACATTCATGCTTTTAATGAAGTCTTCATTTAGATACTGCTTAAACTCATGTTCTTTCTGATCAGTCCAGCCTTTAATGACAGGGCGTTCAGTTGGTTGCATGAGTTCAGTAATATCTTCAGGCTTACTAAATACTGTACCGAGTAGTAGGTTCTCGGACCCCAGTGGGATAGCAAGATTCCACAACTCTGGTACAACTACGTAGTGAGTACGACTTCGTTTCAATCCACGATCAAGCTCTTCCATTGGCACAAAGGTATCACCTTTATTTTTACCAATATTAATTTGATGTGTTTGGTAGAATGCTTCTAAGAACAAGTCACCCATCATTACCCGCATCTTAAACCATTCCCAAGGTGGTAAGTCCTCATGATAAAATTGTATATCATTTAGAATATGCTCACCTACTGTTGCACTCAAGTGCGTTAGGTTTGCTTCACCTTGGTATGATTTATTTCCACGGATACTGTTGCGTGTGAAGTGCTGTTGAATCGTATCCATTGTAAATACAAGGTACGACTGTAACTGTTCTTCTGTTGTTTGCTTTAGTAAGCTACAGGCAATGTGAGCTTTAGCTTTCCGGATCTTCTCCTGGATATAAAGCAGTTGCGCTTTCATACATAACCCTATCTATGTTATCTAGTGATTGAATCAATAGTAGTTTGCCGGCATCGTCTTTGTAACTGTCAGCAAATACTAATCGTTTGATACCGCTTTGTAGTATCAGTTTAGCACATTCAATACACGGAGAAAGGGTACAGTAGATTGTTGCACCCTCAGATGTCCCCGTGCTTCGGGCTAACTTGCAAATTGCATTTGCTTCTGCGTGTATTACTTCTTTCTTTGTAGCACCGTTACTGTGCTTACAGGTATTCGACATGCCCGAAGGCATGCCGTTATAACCCATACTTAATATGTTACCATCCTTCACAATGAGTGCACCCACTTTTGTATCAGTGTCGTGAGACATGAGTGCAACTCTATGAGCAATGTCCATAAAAAGTTTATCTAATGATTCTTGATTTGCCATTTTAGAGACTCACAAAATCTTCGCTTAGAGCGTATGTCAATCGTCCCGTTTCGGTGGAGTACACTGCAGCGCCTGCGCTACCAGTCTGTCCAGTGAATCGCGACTTGAGGACTCTAAACTTAATGGTGTTTCTTTCCGCTTCATCTTCTGAAACGAGGTTACGTGCGAAGGCGAACGAGATCTGCTTGATCGAGCCACTGCCTTTGATGTCATCGATTGATGCAAGGTTACCTTCCTCAAATGATTTACCGCCACCAGGTGCTTTTCTCAGGTGTGAGATAAGACCTAGCCAGACGTTATGTTTCTTTACAATCTTTAGTAGATCACTCATGAGTTTATCAACAGCCTCGTTACCACCCAATCCTTCAGCACCTTCGGATACTGCGATTGTAATGTGGTCGAGGATAAGATACTTACAACCCATCAATGCCATGTATTCGATCTTATCTAAGAGCGAAGTGTCTGAACAAGATCCTTGATGGTCGAGGAGTACAAGCCTTTCGTTCTTGAAGACTTGCTCAAATCCTTCTCGAAGCTGTTCATCTGGGAGACTCTTAAGGTCCATGCTAGATCGCTTGAGTGCCATACCGATAAACTTTTCTGCAGTGTCACCAACACTTTCTTCGAGAGATATGAGTCCAATCTTATCGTCAGTCTTAGCAAGTAAGTCAAGAGCGATTTCTTTAATGACAGTAGACTTACCGCTGCCAGTACCAGAGGTAAACAAAGTAATTTCACCATGTCTAATTCCTTGTAGTTTATTGTTAAGTCCTTCCAGACATTCAGGGTATGGGATTGATTCAACCTCTTGACGAGCTTTGAACTGATCCCAGATTGGTTCACATGGGTCTTTCTCAGGTAGCTTAGCTACTTTGACTTTCCCAGCACCGATAATCTTAGCAGCTTGTTCAACTGCGGCTTGACCTGCTTCGTCTTGATCCATCATTAGGATAACTGTTTCGAATTTACGTAGCCATGACCGCTGCTCGAGTAGTACTTTAGTACCACTAGCAGAGGGGATAGCAACGACAGGGTACACACGGTTGTACTTATCGTAGAATGCTTGAGCTACTGCACAGGCATCTAGCTCACCTTCAGTGATGACAACTGTCTTACCACCTGTAGAGTTAGCTTGACCGAACAATTCGATATCGCGAAACTCACCGTGGATACGGAAGTCTTTAGGTAGTTGACGCTCTTTGTATGCTACAACTTTACCTTGCTTTGTGTAGGGGTAGTAGTGTGAGCCTCCAGAACCGTCAGGATTTACAGCCATCTTGATTCCGAAGTGATCAACAATTGTTTTGCTAATGCCTCGAGAAGCAAGAGCAAAGCTGTTGAGATCTGCAATTTCCTGTACTTTATTAGTGTTGTATACAGGAGTTGATGCAGTTAAGTTATTGAAATCGTTCATTTCTTTTGTTACTTTCTTTGTTGAGTAGTTGCAAGAAAAACAGTGGGCCCCGTCATCGTACACAGTAAACGCATCCGATGATTCACACTTAGGGCATTCTGTTTGAATGTATCTTGTCATTTCCATAGCCTTTCTTCTTTAGCTAGTCTTATCTTCCGGCGTTTCAAAGAGCTTGTCTGCTTCTTCTGCATGCGCCGTACCTTCTTGTATTTTTGATTCTCGTACTCTTGCCACTCGAACGTAGATGAACTCTCGTCCTTTGGGTACGATTTGTTTGTGGAGTTCTGCATAGTACACCTTGTTATCATTAAACTCTTCGAAGATACCTTGGTATGTATCGAACAATGGTTTGATTACATTATCTAAATCAGCTGCGCGGTTTGAAAACCCTGCAACAATATAGAATTCAACTTGATCATTACCGAAGGGCCACTCGACCCCTCGGATTTCATCACGTAATTCATTCTGATAATCGATGTACTGCTTCTGTTTCATTGTCTTGTTGCGATACGTCATGTTGTTCGCTGACAACGGCTTCACCATAAAGGTGTGTTCTAAGATCGTCATATTCCTTCCATGATGTTAGCATCTTCAATAGTCGATAGCTAATGTCTAGTTGTTTGAGATCACCACCATGACCACGCCATGCTGCACGAACCCTATCCCATCGACGTTCTTTCGGTATACCTAACAGAATCTTTTCTGCTTTCTTAGGGCCAATACCTTTTAGTCCAGGAATATTGTCAGCACCATCGCCGGTTAAACACTGTAGCATTAACTTTAGATGCGCTTCGTCATCATCAATAAACTGCCATGTATCTTTACCGTAGTTGTAATGGTTACCAGGAATCTGTAGTAAGTCTTTATCAATACCACAGATTACGTATTGTTGTTCTTCTTCTCTAGCTTCGTATGCCCAGATCGCTACAAGATCATCTGCTTCCATACCATCAGAAGGTATAGCACCTTTATCTAACGAGTATCGATGCAGGAAGTTTAGCTTATCTCTAATCTCATCATCAAGCTTTGGCCTGTGAGATTTGTATTCAGCATAAACATCTTTGCGGAAATTGTCCGGACCTTTAACAGCATAGATAGCAGAGAGTTCTTCATCAGCAAATGGGTTTACTAACTTTTCTTTTACTGTTAGCTCCATCGTTTTACAAAAAGAATCATATCTTTTACGTAAGTCTGATTCATTCTTTGCGCCATACGCAACCTTAAAGAAGATTGAGTCTGCGTCTACGAGCATTCTTACTACTGCCATGATGACTCCAATAGTTTTTCTAGGCGTTCGATTATGTAGTCTGCTTCTTCATGTGCACAGCGTTCTGCAATAGCAGGTGCTTCATCGTGATTAGCAGTGAACGGTCGGTAAATACCTTTAGCAATTAAGTCATAGAAGTATTCACTGACAGCTTCATTAATGAGAGATATCTCAGAGTCTTTGTCGTACGTCATAAAACGTCCTTTCATTTTGATTTATTTGCATGCACTTCCCAAATACCAGGAGTGTTCTTAGCAAGACGACAAGCGTCCTCAAAGCTTGTGAGCTTATCGAAACGCTTGACTTGTTTAGTGTTTGGGTTGTACAAGTAGTAGTAAGTTAACTTACTCATTAGTGTACATCCGCGTAGTTGTGACCGATTGTTCCTTCACCTGCCATGATTTGTACACCGACACGCTTAGGTCCTTCAGCAAAAGACTCT